GTGATAGCTATGTAAGCTGGTCAAAGAAGAATAAAATGACCTTTGAAGAGATTGCGCAGCTTTTTGAAAAGAATGAATACCATGAAAAGCTTAAGCAAGGAGCGATTCTTAAACTAACAGGCGGAGAGCCGTTTATTCAGCAAAAGAATCTTATTGAGTTTGTAAAGTTTATTAGAGATCGCTGGGGGTTTTATGACGTTAGTACGCATGATTTTATGACGCCCTTACCGTCAACCCCGACTTTGCGTATCGACTTCGAGACAAACGGGACAATTATGCCAGACAAAGAGTGGTTTGATATTGGCTGCAGTGTGACATTTACAACTTCACCTAAGCTTTCTAATAACGGAGATCCTGCTGATAAACGTTTTAAACCAGAAGTCTTGCGTTTTCTCGTAAAGCATAGTGCTTGTTTTAAATTTGTAGCTAAGCAAGAATCTGATCTCAATGAAGTACTTGAGAACTATATTAATAATCCTGATGTTGGTCTTACAAGCGATCTAGTATGGATTATGCCTATGTGTGGTTCCCGTAGTGAGTTACTTGAAGTAGGCCCCACTGTAGCTGAAATCTGTAAAAAGTATGGTTTTAAGTTTAGCAACCGTATGCATCTTCAAATCTGGGACAAAGCTTTAAAAGTATGAACGCTCCTGATCCTAAAAAACATCTCTTGATGAGTATAGGGAAAAGTGTTGTGCGTATTATTGCATGCACATCACTTATGTTCGGGGGTTATATTATATGCGGCGCTTTGCTTATAGTTGCTGAAGGTTTAGGTATTGCGGAAGAACTTGTATGAAGACAACCATTAAGTTTATTTATGAGAATGAGTACGAACCTGCTTTAGCTAGTCGTACTTCAGTGCCTCGTAAGTTTGAAGTGACTCTAGCAGGGGATGTATCCCTTCCTGAGCTTATTGAGCAATTTGAATACTTTACTAAAGGTATTGGCTATTTTCCTCCCGAAAACGCGCATCTAGACTATGTTGATAACGATACTGAAGAACGTAAATCTATAGAATGAGTGTTAAACTTAGCAAAATCGGTATTATAGGTACTCAATGCATCGGTAAGAGTACTCTTATTGAAGACATGTTGCTTCAATGGCCTGAACTGAGCCGCCCAGAAAAGACTTATAGAGATTTAGTCAAAGAAAAAAATCTTCCGATCAATAAAGAGGGTACTAAAGAATCTCAGGAAATGATCCTCAATTTTCTTGTAGACGAAGCAATGGCAAATTATGGTAAAAAGAAATTAGTCTTTGACCGTACGCCGTTAGATAATCTTGCTTATTCTTTGTGGCTCTACGATAAGCAGTGCTCTGATGTTGATGAGGCATTTATTGACAAAACTGTATCAATAGTAAGAAATGCAATGAAGTTCTATTCTGTGCTTTTTTATATACCCCTTTGTGCGGAAAACGACGTACTCATTACAAACAAAGAGCAAAGAGATATAGATCCAATATACAGAGGAGAAATAGGTGTGTTGTTTGATGCTTTTTATAAAGCCTGGGAAAGCGGTCGTTCTTACTTTTTTGATAATAGTGATTGCCCCCCGATTATTCCGTTATACGGTAACCCTCTCGAGCGAATTGCTATGATGCAATTGTATATTAATGAGAAGTGTGAGTTTTTTGGAGAAAAGGATTCGTTAATAACTGATACAATACAGCAAGAATTTTTAAAAAAGAACTTGACTTAATTTGAGTAAGTATGTATTGTACTCTACATGAACTTCGATAAACTTGCAAATACGATTTCTGAAAGCTATTCAATAGCCTCAGAAGAGACTGAAGCCCGTCCGCCAAATCCAGAATTTTTGGCGTGGAAGAATACCCAGTCTCCTGAGTTTTTGAGTACTTTAAAAAATCCGTATTCATATTGGTATCTCAAAGTCCGTGGTAAAGGGCCTAATGTAGCTGATACTGAACCCCCTTCAATTGCCTCTACGACACCTAGCGCGATTTCATCCTCTAAGGAATATGCCCGTACACAGGAAGTAGTAGATGAAATTATTGCAGGCAACCCAAATGCTACTGTAGAAGACGTGCTTGCAGCTCTTGAACCTCGTATGCAAGTTTCTGGGCCGCTAGGCTTTAAATACGTAACCGACACTCAAGCTCTTCAGCAAATGCTTGATACTGCAAAGGGTATTGAAACCGGTGGTTCTGCAGAACCAGGTGAAGGAGATATCAATGATGATAAAGCTGCTAAGCTTGACCGTCTACGCAAATTTATGGGTATGGGTCGCGGAGAACGAGATCTATACCTCAAGAAAGCTAAGGCTGCAGCTGCAGCTAAGGTAGCTGATTTTAACACTAAAGATAAAGAAGAAGACGATGAAGACGAAGAGGATATTGATCCGGATGTAAAGAGGTACGTCTCTCAACTAAAGGGCGGAGACGAAGATGAAGGGTCTGAAGATTACGAGAAGGATTAACCTTTTAAGAACTTTTCAGTTAGTATAATAAATTTCATTCCTTTTTTAGCCGCGTATTCAGACGCGGCTTTCCATTTACACTGGTTTTGGTGGTACATTAAGTTCTCATAGAGAACAGTACTGCTTTTTTTCTTATTAGATTGCTTAGGTGGTAACGTTTGGCAATGCGGTTTTAATTCTATTAAATACTTTTGCACGTTACCTTGTTCATCTTTTATTGCTGCAATTAAATCTATATAGTAACGGTGTACTTTTTTATCTACATCATTGTAGTAAGGCACAACTATAGACTCACTTGCCCATGCAACTACATTTGCGTTTTTGTCAAAGTGTAAAAAGAAGTCTCTTTCTAAAGAAGATCTGTAGGAAGGATTAGTACTACCTTTGTATTTTTCTTTATTTATAGGGGTATAAATGCCTTGAAAGTACTTGTTATTTTTAGGGTACGCCATATACTATAGTTACTTACCTGTGCAAATTTCTCAAAACTTAGTAGTTAATACCTTTTTTCAATACTGTAAAAGACCAGTATTTAAAAAGAGTACGGGCACGTACAATGCAGAATGCCCGTATTGTAAAGAAGGTAAAAGTACTGGTAAGAAACGTAGATTCTTCTATATACCTCTAGATGATCAGTTATACTGTCATAACTGTAATACTTCTAAGAATGGAATGAATTTCGTAATGGATCAAACTGGTATGTCATTTAAAGACATACTTGAAGAATCTGAAAATTGTATAGACAGTGTAGAAGACATAATTAAGCGTTCTGCTATTTCTAAAAAATATAATCCTAAGAGCTTACCTGACGATAGTATTAATCTTTTTGATAATAATCAGCTTTCTTTTTATAGAGAGAATCAAACTGTAAAAGACGCTTTAGAGTTTATATGTAAAAGAAGACTAGATACGGCTATTAATAGACCTAAGGCTTTATGGCTTAGTCTTACCGATTATACGCATAAAAATAGAGTCGTTTTTCCGTTTTACAGTTTAGACACAAACGGTAAGGTAATATTTTATCAATCGAGAGCATTATACAAACACGACGAAGATATTGCAAAATATCTTTCTAAATCAAATTCAGACAAAGGTATATATAATATAGATAAAGTCAGTAGTGATATAGATTATATTTTTTTACAGGAGGGCCCTATTGATGCTATGTTTTTACGCAATAGCGTAGCTCTTGCAGGTATTAAGCCTACAGAAGAACAGATAGATACAATTAAAAGGCGCTTTCCTATGCACACCTTAGTATATGTACTTGACAATCAGTGGGTAGATGATACATCTTATAAAGTCACTAAAGATCTTTTAGATAGAGGAGAGAGTGTGTTTTTATGGCCAGACGGTCTTCAAAGGTTTAAAGATCTTAATGATATTTGTATTCATCTTAAAAAAGATGAAATAAAATGGGAATTTATCGTCAAACATACATATAATGGTATGAGAGGTCTTATACAATTTTCACAAATTAAATGCATACAAAATTAATAGCTATAACCAAGCCGCTTAATATTTCAGAAGCGTCTTTAACCCCTGAAGAGTTTATTGTTTATATTGCCCGAGTAAGCAATCCTGCTAATCAATTAAACGTAGAAACCGGTCACAGACTTATTCGTTATCTTATTAAGCATAAGCACTGGAGTCCCTTTGAACATGTTACAGTCACGTATGAAATTAAAACCTCTAGAGGTATTGCTGCTCAAATACTAAGACACCGTTCGTTTACGTTCCAGGAATTTAGTCAGCGTTATGCTCAAGCTACTGACCTTGAGCTTATCGAATGGCGTAAACAGGGTAAAAGTAATAGACAAGTTGGGGATGAACCTGTAACCTTACCTCGTCATTTACAGTATGCAGTTGAAGAGTGTCAGCGCAATACAAAAGCGCTTTATGATCAATTAATCGGAGAGGGCATAGCTAAGGAATCAGCACGTATGATTCTACCGCTTTCCACGCAAACTACTATTTATATGTCTGGCACTCTACGTAGTTGGATACATTATCTAGATCTTCGTTGTGCTGAATCTACTCAAAAAGAGCATAGATTGATAGCTCTAGACATTAAAAAAGGTCTCGAAGAATTGTTTCCCGAGACCTTTAAGGCTATTAATGAATTAGCTATTAACGCGGAGTAGTAGCGTCTTTTACTTTCTTTTCAGAGGTAATAACCACCGACTTAAATACTTCAGCTAAGCCGCGAAGATTTTCTGCTAACTTAGTAATGCGCTTTTCTTCGCGGCGAACAACCCCGCGAAACGGAATAGAATTTTTAATTTCTAACTGATTAATTTGAGAATTTAAACTTTCTGGCCCGGTACCGTTAACGAACTCAGCTATTTCTTCTAGTTTAGAAATCCAACCACGAGCAGCATCAACCCCAGAGGAATCTACATTAAGCTGTGGGTTATCTGCTACATCAAAATCTGTTGGATCAGTACCCTTGTCTAATGAACGCTTGTAAGCTTCTTCGTCTGACATTTCATCCCCAGCTGGAGCAGGAATATCACCGACAGCTTCTTTCATAGCCATTTTTGTTGCAGTTGCGTATTTAATTTTTTTACCTTCTTTCTTACCGTACTGCTTTGTAAATGCATTAGTAGGTAATTTTTTATGTAATTTTTTAGCTTTCTTTTTTTCAGAAGGAGTCATATGTCTCTCTTTTACTTCTACAGTCTTACCACCAATTTCAAACGACTTTTCACCAGATGCTTTAGCTTTAGCAAGCTTACCTGTAAAAGCATTACCTTCTGCTTCTTCTTTCTTTAAACCTTTTTTCATACGCAAAGCTGCAAAATCAGCACTAGTAATTTTGCCATGCGGTGAAGCAACATCTATGTTACCTTGTTTACCGTGCAACTTTTCGTTTTCTTCATTAAGGGATTTTAAAAATGTATGTGCGAACTTAGACATAGTTACCAATATTTATCAAAAACATTTGAGTTTTTAAGGCTATATTTTAATATAAACATATGACAAAAGCATTAGTAATTCTTTCCGGTGGAATGGATAGTTCTGTATTGCTACACCATGTTGCACGTACACTCAATTATAAGGAAGTATATGCTATTACGTTTAATTATGGGCAGCGGATTGCTAGAGAAATTGAATGCGCTAAGTTTCAAGCTAAAGATTGTTGTGTAAAGGAGCATAAAATCGTTAATATGGATTTCTTTAGAGATATCTCAAAGATGTCCGCTTTAACTAATACAGATCTAAAAATACCAAAGGCTAGAGAAGATATTGGTAATGCCCAGCCTTTGAGCTATGTTCCGTTTCGTAATCTTTTACTTTTAACTACCACTGCCGGATGGGCTGAAAGTATTGGGGCGGAGCATCTGTATTACGGCGCTGTACAAACTGATGATTTTAGTGGTTATTGGGATTGTACATCTTTATTTTTAAATAAAGTTAATGACGTGTACAACTTGAATCGTAAAAACAATATTCAAGTTAAAGCACCGTTTATGACTTATACTAAAGAAGAAGTGATTAAGACAGGTATTAACTTGCAAGTAGACTTTCGACAGACTCATACATGTTATGAAGGCACTGACCCGGCCTGCGGAGAATGTGTTTCATGCGCTGCTCGTATTAAAGGGTTTATTGATAATGGCGCTATTGATCCTATTGCTTACAAGAAAGATATTCCCTGGTCTAAATACAACTGCAAAGAATTAACTTATCTATAACATGTGTGGTATAGCTGGTTCAAATAACAGTCTGCAGGCCTTCACTCTCTATCAGAGTAATCTCGATAGGGGTTTTTATAGTTCCGGCTCTATAGTGCTTGACGATTTAGGGTTATGGTTGTGCGAAAAAGCTTTAGGGCAGTTTATTAAACCTTCAAAACCAGCTTCTGTACCAGGTATACACGCAAATGGTATATATTATTTGTATCATTCTCGAGGACCCACGACCGAAACAAAAGAGTTCATAAAAGATAATAATCATCCCTTTTTTTATGGAGACTGGATTATTGCGCATAATGGTATAATCAGTAATTTTGCTAAACTCTGTGAACAATATTTTCCTAGTGTAAATTCTGAAAAAGATACTGATAGCTGTATTATACCTCGAGTTATTAATGAATTTGGTTTAGTAGAAGGGTTATCGAAGTTAGAAGGTACACTTGCAATTTGGGCTTATAATATTCGGGATACTCAGCTCTATATTACTCGTAATTCTTGTACTTTATACGCTAATGTTAATACTGGAGACTTTTGCTCTACCCAGTTCAAGGATAGTATTATGCTTGATGAGGGGGTAATATATAAAATTGTTAATTCTAATCAGATCATAGTAGAAACTAAATTTAGAAGTAAATCTCCCTATTTTATACTCTAAGTATAGAGTATATGGCTAATGATGCTTTAGATTATATTAATAGAGATATAGTAAACGTAAAAGAAGAATTACGTACTATAAGCAAACTTGTCAGAGACGGCAATGGCCAGCCCAGTTTAATGCAACAAGTAACTATGTTGCAAAGCGATATCGGGCGTATTGAAGTGGAATTAAAAGAACAGATTTTACATTTGCAAGGAAGTGTAGACTCTTTACGGTCTAAAGATAAAGAAAGAAATAGTTTAGTGTGGCAGTTTAAAACAGCAATAGCCGTGGCATTAATTACGGGCTTTACCTCAATTTATATACACTATAGCAGTCCTAAGAGTGGAGATACAGAAAAACTCCTCGAGCAAATTATACAAAAGCTAGACAAACAAGCCCTTAAAAAATAGTGTAGATTTAATAAAATTATCTCTTACAATACAGTAAGAGATTATGAAAGGTTTACAACTTAGTATTGAAGATAAGCAGCTTATAATTGAAAGCCTACTTTTTAATGCATGTACGGATGTGTGCAGTGAACATACAATCGCACAGCAGGCTCGAATGATAAAGATTGCTGAACTTCTTAATAAGGATAATAGCGATGTACTATTAAAAAATATATATGTTTTTAGTGATTCTGAGATACCTTATGATGATAAGTGTACCCCTTTAATTTTGGAGAAATTTAAAAATCTCTCTTCAAATAGTTTTCTTTCTGATTAATGAAAAAGACAATCGTATATTTTTGTTCTGAATGTACAAACGAAAAAGAACTGAATCAGAAATACGGTAGATATAATGTATTAAAATCCCCTACACTCGATAATGTACAATTTATCGGTAATTATAGTAATAAAACTTCTTTACCTAAAGTATATAATAAAGTAATAACTAATGAAGATGTTAATGTTGTTTTGGTACATGATGATGTCTTAATTAATGATAGCAATTGGGTACAGAAAATCGAAGACGGTTTAAAGACGTACGACGTTCTTGGGTTAGCTGGTACCGCTAATGTAAGATTAACAGAACCGTGCTTGTGGCACCTTATGAGTTCTAGAGAAGATCATAGAGGTAAAGTAAGCCATGTAACGGAAGACGGAAAAGGTACGTTCGTTACTCATTTCGGTAAACATAGCCGTGTTCTTATACTAGACGGGCTCTTTTTAGCATTTAATGCTAAAAAGGTATTTAATTCAGGCGCGCGGTTTGACGAATCGAACCCTTGTATTGCCCATTTTTACGATATAGATTTTAGCTTAACTTGTAATAGTAAAAAACTAAAACTTGGCACTGTAGATATAAATGCTGTACATAATTCTCACGGTCTTCGCAGTTTTACAGATGAATGGCTTACTGGACAAGTGTGGTTTATGGACAAAGCAAGGAATGGAAAATATTTAGCTTAACACTATAATTTAACTATGATTATTAACGATCAAAAAATATACGACGGTTCTTTTATTCATAAGCGCTTTGCATACAAGTATTTTCGAGACAAGACTCTACCTATCGGTAATATTGTGTCGTTCGTTGCCCCTGTAGAGGTTACCCTCAATCTTATTGATCTTGAAGATTCTCTAGAAAAAGATTATATTTATAGTGAATCAATGATTAATTTCTGTTGGGAAATTCCTAATTTAGATCCTTTTGGCGCTGTTTGTTTTCAGCGCCTATTTAATACAGCTGTCGCAAACATTCTGCATAAAGAGATTAACAAACCTATTGAGATGAAGGGAGATGATATTATTGTACATGCAGATCACGATCAAGGCGGAGTACATCAAACTAAAGGAAAAGCATCTGTGAGTATTACATACTCAAAAGATAATGTAGCTATTGGCCATACAGGTATTAACATTAATGCAGGCAAGAAAGCACCGGCTTTTGCCTATAGCACTAATTTGAATAACGAACAAGTTAATAAGTTTCAAAATACTGTACATCACCAGTTCTACACTATGGTAGATAATATTTTTATTGCTACTTCTAAGGTAATTGTTTAATGTTTGAGTATATAAACAGTATACTTTTTAAAACTAAGGGACCAGGTACGGAAAATCTTAATGAAAATTCTGATTTTCAGCCGTACCTGGTCCAGCGGTGGTGCAGTATGCATTCAGCTGAAATAGCTGTCTTATTAAATCAAACTAGTAACGTTTCTTGGTCCGCTTTGCAAAACAATACTATGTGGTTTCAGTATATGACCAGTACTATACCTAAGTGCAAATTTCAGAGAATAAATTACATCAAAAAGAAAAAAGATACTGAAACGGTTAAAAGCCAAAAAGAAATTATCAACAAGGTTGCAAATAACCTTGAAATTTCAACTAGAGAAGTAAATTCTTATATACAAGAATTTAATTTACAACTACCACATGAAAAAAAGTGAAATAGCACTAGAAAAAGCCACTAAAAATATGAGTAAAGCTGATAGGGAGAAAGCCTATCAAGCTTTTGAAGATGTTGGCACTGACACTAATAAAGGCATGGTTCGTCTCGAGGACTATACTAATTCAGATTTAAATCTTACAGGCTGGAAGCTAACTAATGTTCTTGACGATATTCTTATGTGTCAGTTCGTAGATATTAATGAGGACGGCACGCAGATTTTTAGAGGTGGGATTTGGGTACCAGTTAATGCTGTACAGCAAGCTTGGAGAGTTGCTAAAGTATTACTTGCCGGACCTCGAGCAAAAGTAAAGCCAGGCCAGTATGTAATTTTCCCAAGTACCTTTGGACTTAAAGCAAGTAATATAAATAATCTTAGACATATAGTTTTTCTTAATGAAGATAGAATTTTTGGTGTAGCAGAAAAAGAATGAGAGTATCCCAAACAGCATTAGTAGCTCTTCTCAATAAAAACGCCGTAGAACTTAAGTTTCTACGGCGTCGTCCTTTAGAAGGGGATATGCCAACAAGAAGAATGTTGGCCACTAATGATACTATCTTATTAAATAGTTCCGCTGGAAGAGTAGCATTAAATTTTAGACCAGCTACTGGCCGACTAAAATTCAACCCCGCTTCAAAACGTTTAGTTTTAACCTGGGATATATTTATGCAGGATTATCGATTGGTACCTGCTGATGCAGTTGAGATCATTAGTGTTATACCTACAACCCCGCCTGAACAATTCTGGAAATACTTTAGCGACGTATTAAGTAAAATGTCTGCAACTGATAAACAACAGTTTATGGACAAGTAATATGATAGACATTTTAGATAATTTTATTAAACCTTATTTTCTTAAAGACGTAATTTTTACCCTTAAAAATAAAACCTATAAAAAAGGTAAACTAGTTAATTTTAAGATTTCAGGCTGTTATGTATCTTTTATTTTAAACACTGAAAAAAAGAAAGAATCTTTTGAGATACCTTTTCCATTTGCTGTAACAGAGAAGAATAATCAAATTACCTTTGATTATAAATTAGAAACATTAGCTGAACAAGACTTTGAGTTGCTTATTAATTTGAAGTCAACTACTAAAGTAAAAAACAGCAAGTTTTATAATGCAGTACTTACAATTAATAAATTGAATTAGTTGTAAGTTAGAGTACTATATAGGGCTGATGAACCTTGTTAAGCCCTTGATTGAATATTTTCCTGAAGGCTATACGCCACGGCCTCATCAAATAACTGGGCTTGAAAAGCTCGATGCTTCTCTAAGAAAAGAAGCTAAGTTCATTATCATACAAGCCCCCACCGGTTCCGGTAAATCTTTTATCAGTAAGACTCTATCAAATATAACCCGGGAGTGCGATAATGAGTATCAGCGTTTAGTTTTTAACTATTACGCCTTCGATGAAGATTACGCAGGCGCTATTGCAAAATTGCCACCGCACGGCCTTTTTGCTTTAACAACGACCAAGGCTTTACAGAATCAATATAAAGATCTGTTTAATGAATCCTCTATTTTTAAAGGTAAGAGCAACTATCAGTGCGATATTGATAATAGTTTAACTACTGAGCATGCTCCCTGTCTAATCTCGCCTAAGCAAAAGAAGGAATGCTGGGACGATCATTGCTGCCCGTACTACGAGTCCCGCAATAGTGCTTTAATTGAAAAATTCGCGGTGCTAAATTATGCATCTTTTTTCAATCTTCCTAATCATCTTAAAAAGAGACAGATACTAGTTGCGGACGAATGCTCAGAGTTAGAAGATGAAATTGTTAAATACTATTCTGCTGAAATTGATTACAGACGTTTAACTGTAAACAATATAGAATTTGACAAGTTAACTAGTGAAGTACCGGCTAAAGCTCTTGGTTGGCTTACTGATCTAGCTGGTAATGTACAGAAAGCTATTGAAGATCATAAAGGCCGCGCTCGTTATGAGAATAATAAAATTGAGCTTATTAAACAGCAATTTAGAAAAGACCTTTATGAATCGATAATTAATATTATCGATCATTGGGATAAGACTCAATATATAATTGAAAAAGACGGGGAAAAAGCTACTTTTACCCCGCTTAAAATAGATACCTTAACTCATTGCTTATTTGATTATGCCGATACGGTTATATTAATGAGTGCAACTATCGTTGATAAGAATATCTTTGCAAAGACTCTTGGTATAAAAGATTTTGAATATATAGAGTTTGAATCTACCTTTGATCCAAAGAAGAGCCCTATATATTGCCATAGCAAATACCCGCTAAATTACAAAACTCTAGAGAACAATCTACCTCCAGTGGTAGATATTACCCACAGTGTAGCCGAAAAACATAAAGGCGAGAAGGGCATTATACACACCCATTCATTTGCTATTACTCAAGCAGTTCAAAAGAAACTAAAAGGTAAACGTTTTTTATACAGAGAAGAAGGTACTACCAATGAAATTATTATTAAAGAACACACTCTTCGTAAGGATGATACCGTTCTTGTTAGTCCATCTTTGACTATGGGGTTAGACCTTAAAGGGGATTTAGGTAGATGGCAAGTTATCATAAAGATGCCATACCCCTCCCTAGCAAGTAAGCGGATTAAAAAACTTTTCGAAATTGACTCTAGCTGGTATAGAATGAAAATGTTTATATCTCTTATACAAGCTTGCGGTCGCTGTACACGTAGCGCTGAAGACGAGAGTACTACATATATCCTAGATGGTACATCAGTAAAGACTATTATTGATAATAGACATGTTCTGCCTAAACACTTCTTAGATCGTATTATGTAAGTAATATTGTGCAGAAGTACACATATCACTGGGAAGTAAAGGATTTATTAACCCAATTTTTACAGGCCTTTGACGGGGCCATAGTAAAGCGTTATGATAATAACCGTCAAGCCGGTAATAATGTAGCGGTTAGATATGTTTATTCCCCTAAACAAAGAGTTTTACACGATTTAATTAATAAGGCTCAGCATATAACTTTACCCGCAGTTTCTTTTTGGATAAGTAGTATAAGCAGAGATCCTAGTAGAGTATTCAATAAACTAGAAGGTCAGTACTGGACCAATACCACCACTTCAGTTTATAACAAAAGTTCTTCTAATACTAATTTACAACCAGTACCTGTTAATATAGAAGTAAGCGTTAGTATTTTAACTCGGTTTCAGACTGATATGGATCAAATTTTAAGTAATTTCGTTCCGTATAGTGATCCTTATTTTATTATTTCCTGGACTAGAGAAGGAATGCCAGGGCTAGAAATACGTTCAGAAGTTCTATGGGGTGGTAGTTTAAATATGACATACCCAGTTGAGCAATCAGATACACAGCCTACTCGGGTTATCTGTGATACTAGTTTCACTATAAAAGGGTGGCTATTTAAATACGATGCAGACCCTATTGGTAGAATATTTAAAATTGAAAATAATTTTTACCCGGTCTCTGGAGTACCCACCTTACAAAATATTGACTCTCTCGTTAACCCTACACTAACTGAAACGTTTATACTTTCAGCTCGGCCGGTTATTGCGTATAGTTCAGCTTGGTTTGCACAGCGCTCTCTTTCAGGTATTATAGAAATATATGGGGATATGTATTCTCATACTAATAATGTTTACCTTAGTGGTAGTACGGGTATGTTTACAGGCACTACCACAATTAACCCGTTTTCAGCTTCTACAAGTTTATCTGCGTCTTATCCTGCCCTTACAGGTGTTGTACCCGCTTTAGATTACTACGCTATAAGTGACAACAAGATGATAGTAACGTATCAAGCACCCGCCGGGATTGGAAGCTTTGATATAATAGTAGTTAATGATGCTGGCTACACTAAACTTTCAACCGATTCGTATAACCCTAATTATTCAACTCAGTACCCTTACGTCTCGGGGGTACAAGTAACAAACCCTAACTAGTATGAGTTTAATAACAGCCGGTCTAATTAATCATCTCGACGCTAATGTTCTTTTGTTATCTGGCTTTAGTGATGGTCAAAATCTTTTAAACGCGTATATACCAGATCAAGTTGATCCCGCTGGTTGGTATGGTTCAGGTGGTTACGATGTTAGAGTAGTAGCTAATGGACAGTTTACCCGGCCAGTCATAAGAACTAATACCGGGGTTATTACTTTTAAAAACCCTAGCAAATATTTAGATTATACTTCTTTAACTGTTCTTGTTGCCGCTAAACGTACTGGTTCTAGTTATACCAACACATGGATGGGCTTATTTAGTACCTGGTATAATTATGCTGAATCAGGGGTAACCATTTTAGCTATATCTGATAACGCTAATACCGATAGCTTTACCGGCTGGGGCACATACGGGGGTATAACTACTACTCAATCAACTAGTGCGATGCCAATAAACACTCCAATAGTTGTAGGTATGACAACAAATAGCAATGCGTCTGGAGCATTTTATACTAACGGCATTAATAGCGGGTTTTTTACAAGCACTAAGTCCCAGGCTTATTTTGGGGTAGGTGGTTTGGAATCTGCAAAAGGATTCTTTGTAGGGGATATATACGAAGTTCTAGTTTATAACAGAATTCTTTCCAGTTCTGAAATACAGGATAGTTCAAACTATCTTATGAACAAGTGGTTTTACGCCCCTGCCTCTTGATAATTAGTAATCCCAAAAATATAGTATATAATAAGCAATCTACTGTAAATATTCTAAATGGCTGACGACGTAAAACCTAATTTCTTTACTAAAGCTTTTAACAACTTTGTAAACAAACTACCTTATACTAATAACGTACAGGTTATTACGGATATTAAATCTTTAAATCCAAAGTTTGAAACGTTTTATAATATCAGTTCTTCTGCTAAGGAAAAGATTTATAATCAAGCAGTTTCTACCGCCCAGGATAAGGATATTAATATACCCACTCTTGACGGTATTGTAATTAATAGAGCGTATCATGACTATCTTTATGCGCTTGTAGATACGGACAAGCCAAAGAGGTTAGCGGATTATCGCATTATGGCTTCTTATGCTGAAATAAGCGCAGCATTAGATGAAATTTGCGATGAAATTTTTGTTAAAGACGATAAAGGTAGGTACGCCTCTCTTAAGGTTAGTGAAAGTAAAGATGAAATTATAGTTAAAGAGCTACAGAAAAACTTTAACAATATTATTGAATTATTTAATTTAGAGAACAAAGGGTTCGAATATTTTAGAGCAATATTAATAGATGCGGAACTTTACTTTGAAAATGTAATTAACGAAAAGAAAAAAGAAGCAGGTATTATTGGTATTGTACAAATACCTACCGAGCACATTAACCCTATTTACGATAACGTACAAAATATGTTAATAAAAGGGTTTTTGCTACGTAAACCTGTTATCGACACTTCGACTAATAACCGTTATACTTCTAAACAAGAGTTAATACCTCTTGAACGCCATCAAGTAAGCTACTTTCATTCAGGTACTTGGAACGAACATAAAACTATTCGTTTACCTTATATTGAAGTTGCGCGTAGAGCATATAAACAACTTTCCTTAATAGAAGATAGTATTGTGGTGTATCGTTTAGTAAGAGCGCCTGAGCGTTTAGTTTTTAAAGTAGACGTAGGTAATATGCCAGCCCCTAAAGCTGAAGCTTATATTAAACGTCTGATGCAATCATATTGGTCCCGTAGAACCTATGATTCGACTCAAGGTAATTCGGTTAATGTCTACGACCCACAAAGCATGTTAGATAGCTATTGGTTTGCTAAGCGCCCCGATGGCAGTGGTACCGATGTTGTCAGCTTACCAGGTGGAGCTAATCTCGGTCAATTAGATGATCTTAACTACTTCGTTAATAAACTTTATAAAGCATTAAGAGTACCTTCAAGTCGTTTAAACCCTGACACGAAGTTTGCTGACGGAGCAGAAATTCTTAGAGAAGAACTTAAATTTGCTAAATTAATTATTAGATTGCAGCGTCAGTTTGCATCTGCACTAAAAGAGACTTTTATTACCCATTTAAAGCTTAAAGGCCTTTGGGAACAATACAAACTTAGAGAAACTGATATTTATATAGGCCTTAACCCCCCTTCTTATTTTCACGTTGCTAGAGAAACTCAAATACAAGAACTTAAATTTAAAACCTTTAGCGATTTAGTAGGCACTGATGCTGTTTCTAAGTCTTATGCTCTAAAGCGTTATATGGGCTGGACAGATGAAGAAGTTAAAGCTAATAGAGAGTGGCAGAAAAAAGACGCTGCATTTGTATTTGAAATTAATCAAATTACTAATTCCGGACCAAATTGGAGAGAGGGTATAACTGCTGGCCCGGGCGCGGAGCAAGGCGGAGCACCAGCTGGTGGTGGTGCTGGCCCTGGTGGTGCACCACCTTCCTTTGGTCCTGGCCCTGGTGGCGGGGCATCTGAACTACCACCGCCTGAAGCTGGAGCGCCTGGAGCACCTGAAGGCGGGCCGCCTGCAGCTTCGGCTGGAGCTCCTGCAGCCCCAGCACCAGCTGGTGGAGCACCTAGCGCATTACCGGCTATTTAGCCCATGAAGAACATCGGCGGTTCTTGATCTTCTAAATCTTTCTTTTCTGTGGTACCTTGGGTCATTAAATCTTGGTAAGCTATGGTACCACTACCGAATAAAGATGTGCCTTGATACTTACCACGAGTATTAGCTAAAGATATTTTTATTAATGCTTTAGCATATTCCATTACCCAACGTTCTTTTACTAAATCCTTAATTGGGCGCTCTAATTTACATGCAATTATTGCCCAGTAGCGATTGTTACCAGGACGTGCCGGGTCAGGAGTAATACGTAATACTTGAGTACGAGGGTCAAATCTAAAATAAGGCTGCATTGCAAAGACCTTTTCCCGGGTCTTTAACCAGTCCTTTAAGATATGCCATGAAATTACATCAAATGCTTTACTACCTAAAGAATAAGCAAAGTGCATTTGTTGCGCTAGAGACTGCTCAATAGTAAACAAGGTGTTTACCCCCTCGTTAGTGCCTACTGAGAAGGAACTTACGTCTTGTACTTTTCTCCATACTTCTAAATCTTGATCCCAACCGGATTGAAAAGTTGAACTTAGTGCAGAAACCTCAGGGTTTAAAGTATTGTTTATAAGAGTATCTAATTTTATACCCTTACCGTATGTGTATAAGTTACTATCAAATACTAATAGTTCTTCGGTACCTGGTACAAAGCGAGAATACATTTCGCATGCATAAGCTATAGAATCGTAAGCCGCTACGCAGGCTATTTCTAAATTAATTAATGGCGCTCCTAGTTGAAAGAATATTCTTTCAGCCAGCAAATCATAAGAAGTTATGCGGGAATTTAAATTTGTAGATAAAAATGCGGACGGGCCAATAGTATTCGTAGCCATACCACAATACTTACTACATCCCTAATACTTTTATAACTGCATCTCTTACAGTATCTACACTCACAAATGCATCTTTATTAAACTCGCATTGTTCCCAAAGCCAAAACTGTTTTTCTCTTAAATATTTTTTATGTTTAAGCAAATTAACGTTTTCTTTATATCCGAATATTTCAGGATTAGATTGAGAAAATATAACTACCCCTTGCTTACGCTCATAGTTATGATTCATATGTTGCAGGAAACTATCAACTGATATCCAGGTATCGCATTCGTTTATAAGATTTCTTATCTCTTTTAATTTTAAATTCTGCTTAAACTCAGTTACTCCTGGTATAGGCTTATCTTTACTTGCTCCTATTTGTATAACTTTAATATTAAAATTTATTAATAAAGCTACTAACTCAGTCCAATATGGAAAATTTTTAGGGTTTTCCTTACCGTTACGCAATGCTTGCGCATAGGGGCTTATTAGTACTTGTTTCATGATGTATATTTTGTTTTATAGGCTTCCCCTAATGACTTGGCCCAGTTATGTTTATCCATCCAAGCATATATATTATTTTCATCTTTATTTACCAATAGACAAGATTCAGCTAAACTTACTACCTCTACACCGATATCTTCTTCAAATACTTCAGGGTAACATGCTCCTATAATAATTCTATGGTCAAAATATTTCTTTTTTACAGCGGGTAAAGCAGTATAACGGAAAGCATAATGATCCCCTATACCTCCGTCCAGCGGTATTACTTTAATCTTAGAGATCGGTACTTTCCATTTTCTTAAATATTCGTAGAATATTTTTTCATCTTGCTCAAAAAGTTTTACTTCATTTTGACTACGTATACCGCCTGCTCCGTAACGCATATGCCAAGTCTTAACATCGGTTAAAACAACTAACCTCCAGTCTGTCCTTTTCATTTCATATGTAAAAATAGTCTCTTCTCTATGACCTACTTTAGAAAGCCTTAAATCATACCCGTGCTTACCAGCTTCCTTACGAAATAAAAATGTACTACCCTGTAAATGATCGACCTCGATTGTTTTTTGCTCGTGTTTTTCCATCCACTGTATGTTTAGACCTAAAAATATATCTTCTATTTTATTCGATCCTAGTTTACTATAATTAAAAGGGTTTTTAGGATCTAGTATCAACGGACCCACGGCCCCTACTCTTGGATTATTAAAAGCGTAATTACTTAATTTCTGCAATGTATCCGATTCCATTACATTGTCATCATCTAGACGCCAAATCCAATCTGTGTTTACATCTTCTAATGCTCGTTGATGATTGATAATTTGACCTCGTCGTCCACCCACCTTTACTTCCCAGTTAATACCGACTCTATTTAATAAGGTAAATAGATTTTTATAAATTTCATTTTCTCGTAAATCTTCTAAAGTCGGATTATCATCGTAAATAAAAATAGTTCCAGGTTTTACTGTCTGATTTATTACAGATGTTAAAACTAACGGCAACGTTGTTGAAAAACGTCCTTTTGTAGACACTGTAGCGGTAACATTATCTAAAACCATACAGATATATTACACCCCCACATAGAAAATGCTACAGTTTGCATAAATATATTAAACGGTATGCTTCTTAAACTTATTACACAAGCCCCTATTGTAGAAGGTTTGGACTTCTTAATTGAAGAAGGGAACAAAGATAAACCAGCGAGCTTATATGTTACTGGTGTATATATGGTTGCTGACGAAAAAAATCGTAACAATCGTATTTATAGTAGAGAAGAAATGCAAAAAGAAGTAAATCGTTACAACGAAGAATTTGTTACTAAAAATAGAGCATTAGGAGAACTAGAACACCCTCAAAGTGCAACAGTAAACAGTGAAAGAGCTTGTCATCTAATTACAGAGTTAAGAATGGATGATAATATTGTAAGAGGCAAAAGTAAAATACTCAGTACCCCTATGGGTAAAGTGATGGAGTCTTTAGTTAGAGATGGGGTAAAAATGGGTATGTCATCTAGAGCTCTTGGTCAATTAGAAGATAAAGGCGGTGTTAATATAGTAAAGAATATGAAACTAATAACTATCGATGCCGTAGCTGATCCTTCAGCCCCTGGGGCATTCGTCAATGGTATATTAGAGTCTAAAAATTTTATAATTAAACAAGACGGGGGATACGAAGAAGTGTATAATGCTTTTGAAAATAAACTTTCTTCTTTGCCGCGTAAAGAAGTAGATGCCTATTTAAGAGAGCATATTATCCGCTTCATTAATTCTATTAAATAACATGAAAGAAAAACAAGCTATAGTCAATTTTATTAAAAACGTCGCTAATAATAATTTTAAGCAGGCCGATGCTTTGTTAGCTTCTATTGTTAACGAAAAATTAAAAGCCCGTGTGCAAGCTGCAAACGCAAAGTTAACAAATAACAAATAAACCACTCAAATTCCATCGCGAATTACATAAATACTCTTATCCATATGAACGACATTACCAATCTTTTAAAGGAAGCCACTAAGGACCTCTTATCCGAGGACAGCCTTAAGGCTATTGCAGAAGCAGTAGAAAAGAAAGCAGAAGAAAAGGTACAGTTAGCTGTTGAAGCAGCTTTAGTAAGACAAGACGAAGAATATGCATCTAAGCTTGAGAAGGTCCTCGAAGCTATTGATGCCGATCACACTGAAAAACTTGACAAGATTGTAGGTCGTATTGACGAAGTACATGCTAAGAAGTTTAAGCACGCTTTAGCAACTCTTGATGAATCTCATTCAGGCAAACTTCAACAGCTTGTAAAACTATATGAAAATGCCCTTAAGAATGAAGCAAATCAGTTTAAGGAAACTCTAGTAGAACAGCTTTCAAATTATATTGAACTCTATATTGACAAAGCTATTCCCGCTCAACAGATCAAGGAAGCTACTGAAAATGCTCGTTCCCGTAAGATTGTAAACGAAGTTAAGCGTCTTGTTGGTTTAAGCGATGAATTCGTTAATGAGAGTATCAAAGAAGCTCTTGTAGACGGTAAAAAGCAGATCGAAGAAGCTAATGCAAGAACAATTGAAATTGAAAAGCAGCTTAAGCTTGTAACTGAAAGAGCAGCTAGCGCCGAAAAGCAGATTTTCTTAGAAAAGAAATTAGAAAATTTCCCAACTGCAAAGAAAGAATATATGCAACGAGTACTTTCTGAAAAGAGTCTAATTTCTATTAAAGAAAACTTTGAGTATGTTGCAAATATGTATGATAAGAAGGAATCCGAAGATGTAGAAACTCTTAAGGAATCCACTACTCCAAAGACAAAGGGGGTAGATGTCGTTACAGAAAATACAAAGACTGTAAATGAATCTAGATCATTCTCTACCGCTGATGGGGACGGTTCAGCTTTCGTAGCAAAAGCATACGTAACTGAACTTACTAAAAAGGCATACTAATTTATAGTATTTATAAATCAGATTTTTTCAAAAAGTCCCCGGAAACGGGGGCTTTTTTTGTAAGTATTTACTCAATCGTTGAAGTACTGTTAAGTACTTGAGGTATGTTAGTTAAAACAAACATTTAGTTATATGAAACAGATTAAACCTTCACAATCTTACATCAATCAAGATCGTGCTGCAGGCCTTCTCAAAAAGTGGGCCCCATTGCTCGATCATGCTGATGAAGCAACACCAGCAATCAAAGACGATCACACACGTTTAAATACCGCTATCCTTCTTGAGAACCAAGAACAGTGGTGCATAAACGAAGCTAGCAACACTGCTGGCGCCGGTGGCGTTTTCGGTAGCACCGCATCAATGGGCTTCGGTGGTAAGCCATCCAGTGACTTCTATGCTACTGGTGACGCTCGTCTACCAAAGATCCTCATTCCGATGATCCGTCGTACCTTCCCAGAGCTTATCACCAACGAAATCGTAGGTGTACAG